GCCTGCTACAAGAGTCCAACCGCTTAACCACTGCGGGCTCCCCACGGTGTGTTTTGTTACAAGTGCTGAATTCTCTTCGATTGTACAGCTTGCACCTCTTAAAAAGATATTATATCCTTCTGTTACTGTTGGACTACCACCCCAGCCCCCTAGCTGTGTAACATATGATAATACGGGAGTTCCTACACTTGATCCTGCGCTTAATTTCTTAGCGTCTCCGCTTGCATCAATACCCACAACATCATCATTAGAGGGTGAACTTATTAAACTAGATAATCCTAAATTAATATTTGCATCTGTTGAGCTTTTTACATTATTCACAGAGTTTAACAAATGAGACATGATTACACCTTTCGAATCATTAATGTGCTAAACTCTGATGGAGTATTTCCTTGGTTTGATACTGTATTAACTCCAGATGAGACACTGTTGTGAATAATCACTGTTGTATCTGTTGTTAATTCAAAATATCCTAATGCTGTAGATGCTGCGTTGTCGATAGTTGTTCTATCTTCTCCAATATATGCTCTTGATGTATACTCGATAGTTCCTGCTGTATTAGTCAACCCAAAATTAAAATATCCACTTGAACTAAACTCAACTCGATAAGTGATCATTGCTTGATAATTCCCCGCGGGTAATGTGATAGAAGTCACCCAATCCGTGGCTAGATATTTTGTGATGGTTGCTCCAAAGGTGTTAACGATTGATGCAGATGGAGCATATAAATAAACTGCTCCACTCATCGAAGAAGCTCCACTATTACTATATGCGTCTGCATCACCCTGCCCTAGAACAAGTAATCCCGAACCTAAAGATAATGTTTGATTCTGCCACTCACTAGCACTAGTGCTATATTGTAAAACTTGATTATCTGCAGGTGTACTAATATTAACGTCAGACATATCAGAGACATTAACTGAAATATTACCGCTTGAATCTGGGTTCTGATTTGCTACCGTTATTTTATTATGACTCATTATACAATCTCCCACCCTGTGCTACCATTGTCTACAAGAGTAATGGATTGATTAGCTACACTTAAAGTAGTAGTCCCATTAGTGGTAGTGTCTAGCGTCTCGCCTGTTTGCACAGCTACAATAACAGAGTGTGTAGCATCTAAAAGCTTTACTCTAATCTCACTGCCTCCACTGGATGCTGCGGGTAATGTCATAGTAATATTACCACTTGCGCCACTTGTGTTAACTGCATAGTGATAGCTAAGCACTGCATTAAATGAAGCCGCCCCTTGCGTGCCATCATAAGTAAAGCCACCGCCCCCGCCCCCGCTAGCCGCTTGCGCTTCCCATCTATTATTGGCATGTACATAAGTTAATACTTGACCATCTATAGGGGCACCCGCAGTATAAGACACATCACTTAAGTCATTAGCAGTAGCTAGTGCTATACGTGCGTCTACTCTTGCATTAGTGTGATATAAGTTACTACCCTCTGTTAAATCTGTAGTAGTCTTAGTGCCTAGCTGGGTGTCAAATCTCGCATTAGTATAGTATAGATTAGATGCTTCACTTACATTATCAGTAGTCAGATCTTGATTAAATGAGCTCAGATTAACGCTTGATAATGCAGTACTCACAGCTTGATTAGAGCCATTACCTAAAAAGATTTTATTACTATCTAAGTTAGGGGTAGCCGCTGTGCGACCTGCACCACCTACTTTATAAATGCCACTATTACCCGTGCCATCCACTTTAATGATTTTAGCAATATTCTGTATTAAGTTACTTTCACCTGTAGGCGCTGAGTTAGTGAGCGCGCCCGCAGTGGTTTCACTTACGTATAGCGTATCACCTAAGCTAAATGATCCCGTGTTAATGCCATCTAAATTACCTAATGTGACTATTTGCACATCTGCATTTAGTGAGGCACTAGCATAGCATAAGCCAAAAGCGGGCATAGTGCTTGCGCTATTAGCTTGCGCTTTAAGTACAGTGGGCACGCCACCACTAACACCGCTAATATAGACTACATCACCTTTAGATAGTGCCACACCTGCTTTAGCTTTGAATCTAACAGCCCCATTTAGATCACTATAAGATGTAATAAATCTATTAGTCTCATCACCTATAGTGCGGGTCAATACACCATCTGCTAAGAGGTCACCCCCTAAAGTTATCTGAGCTGTACTAATATTAGTGGTAGTAGTAGCGCCCTGGTCTGTCACTTGCTGTAGTGTACCCACTGCGCCCGCAGCTTCCGCCGCAGCTTCCCAGTTTCCACTTGTGTTATTATACTTTAGTACATAGCCATCAATGGGCGCACCCGCTGTGTAGCTTACATCACTTAAATCATTAGCAGTGGCCGCAGCTATACGCGCATCTACTCTAGCATTAGTGTGATATAAGTTAGACCCCTCTGCTAAATCTGTAGTAGTCTTAGTGCCTAGCTGTGTATCAAATCTCGCATCTGTATAAAATAAATTAGTAGAGCCCTCTGTTAAATCATCACTATCCTTAGTATTAAACTCAGAAGTAAAACGCGCAGACGTGAAGTATTGATTAGTGGAGCCCTCTGCTATATTGTCACTATCTAATACTACTACGCCAGTTTGGGAATTCACACTAGCTACCGCATCCGTATTATCAATCACATCAAACATAGCACTAGTGATGGGGCTAGACGCATTTTGACTAAACACTATATGATCACCTACATTAAGCTGTACGCCTGCTAGTGTTCCTTCTACATCTACAATATAGAAATCACCTTTTAAAGATGAGGTCAAGTTAGGGCTCTGCGTGGTTGCATTATATGGCCCCTTATAGACTAAGCCCCCTGTAGGTGCTGAGCCCCCGCCAGTTTTAAACGTATCAAATTTAATAGCCATCTATGCACCCCTATCTATTAAAGCCACAGTATAAAACTACAATATCTGAGCCCGCCGCTTTTTTATAAGCTATGCTTGTGACATTAGAGTTAGCTAGTGCTTGACTATCTACATTAAAAGTAGATAGCACAGGGATAACCCCGCCACTATTAGCCGTGCTATCACCTGCCCCTGATGCGGCACGTAGCTTAATAAATGTTTTAGCTGTTGTGTTGTCACTAGCTACACCTACAAAAGCGAACTTTAAGCCAGCGTCTAGCTGTGTGCCTGTGGTAGTATCGTAAAAGTTATCACTTGCCAAGCTATGCCAATCAGTATCTGCTTGTGATGTTGCATCATAAGTAGCGAACACTTGACCCGCAGACGCGGGGTTACTAACTAGATATTTATTACCCATCTTCTTTTACTCCTGTTTTCTTTTTAGCGGATACGTTAGCACCCGCATAGACTAGATAGAGCGTATCAATAAGCCCTAAGATCTCAGTATTAGCTTTATTAAATATAGCAAGCATAACACTCGCTAGCAATGTTAGCACAAACATAGCAGACTTACGCCCACCTAATGACTTAATTAAACTACTCATCATAATCCTCTGAAGCTAATCTATAAATGTGAGCAACGTCTTTAATATTACGAGTGCGCTTAGATACGCCCTCTCTATATTGACCGTCTGGGCCATAGCCCTTAGCGTTACCCTCTACAGTTTCAAAAAAGCCCTCTTTATCAGGTGGGCTAAGTGCTATTGTAATATGATTACCATAAGTGGGGCCTCTCTCATCTGATGTAAATACTACTACTATATCACCTGTGTACATGTCTTTTACTTTGCGGGTAGTATTACCCCAGGCGTTATACATTCTATAACAAGATGGGAATATCTTATGGCGTATGTTATAGCGTGCTGAGTTATAACAAAATGCAGCGAAAGCACCGCACCAGGCAAACTGCCCATTACGTGTATAGTCTTTTTCCCAATCCCACCCAATACCCTCTACACTTTTAATATATGTGTTAATGCGTGAGCTGTCACCGCCTAAGCCCGGCTCTGTGACATTTAAATTAAATTCATTATTAGCACGTGTAAGCACATCATCTACTTTATCATTAAATGTAGCTACATGATCGAAGTCTTTAATGATAAAATCACGGGGCTCTAGATCAATTCTTAATTGATTGATAGCGCGTTTAGATCTTCTCAATTCATCACTCACATTATTTAGACGTTCTATGATTTGTGCTTTAGTAAGATGTTTCATTTAGTTATACTCCTGAGCTTCATCTGATGTGCCAAGTATACCATTATCCGCTAGATACGCATCTACTTTATGTGTGTCACTCGCAGATGTATAAACAGTGGGCTCTAGTGTGCCTAGTGTGCTTACGCCATGGGCCGCTGTAAATGTTACGAGTGACCCCGTTATACTTTGAATAGTTAAGCCTGTGATAGCGCCATCTTCATTACCATAGGGCAAGAAGTCGACTACATCCCCTACATCAAAAAAGCTAAGATCATCATCACTAAATGTATTACTAGAGACTGTTAATGCTGTGGTGGATGTAATAAAAGTTACTTTTAATGTGCTATTCCAGTTCACCGCGCTTATCCCACTTTTCACAATCTCTAAGCTACATCCCTCTGACATGAGCTCTTGATTGATACTCTTTATCATACCGATTTCATCAGTTATGCCGTAGCTATCAGATAAGCCTTTTAAGTGTGGTGAGCTACACTTAACATATGTACCTACATCTAAGTAAATGGATTTACCTGTGCCCACATCTCCCGCCCATAATCGAAGAGGATCACTTAATATATTAAACATGCGGGCAGCTATGGGGAGAAAGTAATTATAAGCATCCCCCGCACCTGCGCCCACTTCGTCAGTATTTACTCCGTAAAGCTCTAGGCTTATCTTGCTTTTCTCCCCCCCGTATCTATTGATAGCTTCTTGATTATTATAAATCACATTATCTCTAAATTCGTTTGTGTCGTTATCCCATCCATATTTAATATCTATCTGTGTGACAATATCCTCATAGATAGACCATGTGGGAACAGGATCACTAAGCCAATCACCCGCATCAATCGTAGCACTCACAAACCTATCATTCTCAGAAGCAAGGGGCTGTAGCGTGATCTTAGGGACGCCCCCCGCTGTGCGTTTCATTGTAACAATACAAGCAATAGATTTAAGTAAGCTATTCATAAAGTCACGTGGGTTAAAGTCATCTACTGAAAAGTTACTATTTAAAGCAGCTACTGTGCTAGTGCCATTCTGTATAAACGAGTTTACATCAATATTATCTTGATGAATACTAAGCCCCACGCCTAGCTTATCATATGTACCATTATTCCCACCGCCCCCACTTTGTAAAATCATGAGCATTAACTCACCTGGTGTAACTTCATATGCAAGCACTCCCCTAGTTACTTGTGTCCTATCTTCCCCTTGCCAGTCTCCAAAGTGACCATTATTTACATTATATGATGAGCGTCTTAAGTGCACTAGATAACCTACAACACTCCCCCCATAACTTACAGTTTCCTCATGTGTAGCTTCATAAACTAATGCTTTTGTGCGCTTTTCAAAGTAATCATAAGTTTGTACTTGTATGCCATAGTATGTGTTAGCAGTGGCAGACGTGGGTAAGCCTAGTGAGCTTTCAAGTAGTATACTATATTCGTTAGCTTGATGATAAGCCCGCGCTATATTAACATCTATCTCTATACTTTCACTGCGTCTATTAGCTAGCTCTATAGTGCGCACTTTACGAGATGAGCCCGCAAAGTTAGGCTTAGTGCCGTCATTCCAATAGTCAAGCGGATAGAATAATCTACGCTCATTACTGAGTGGGCTAGTGTCTTCCAAGTCATCACTAGGCCAGTACGCATACTTAAAGTTACGGCTATTTCTGTACCAGTATGAGCTATACCATAAGTGCACTTTGCCGTTATGCCCTGGGGAGTGCCCCCGCTGATCTGACAAGGGCGTAGCTCTAAGTGATGTATTTGCTAAACTGCCATTGAAGCTAAGCGCATGATTTACGCCATCTGTGCCCGTGTGTAATGTAGTAGACACTTGACTAGATAGCGCACTGTTTAAAGCATCTGGCCATAGCTTAAGCTCATTGGTGCCCACTGTTACGCGCTTAATTTCCCCTCGCTTAGGTATTACGCCATATCCCCTAGCAGTGCCACTAAAGTATGTAGTAATAGTGGCTTGACTAGCTGAGCCTGGAATACTGTGATCTATTGTAATTACAGGGGTACCACTTACTACACTAAATGAAGTGGGAAAAGTCGTATAGCCTATGGCACCAATTAGTAGTAGGGGGTAACGTGGATGGGGATTACTAAAGCCTTGACCTTTAGGCCTATTGATATCAAAGATAGCTTGTAAGTAGTACTCTGGCGCATCCACTTCTATAGTTGTCTGAGTACCGCTAATTACTGTCGCATTACTCAGTAGCATAAAGTAATCATTACCCCATGCGCTGCCGTATTCTAAAACATTAGAGCGACTGTGATAATAATGATATCCTTGTAATAAATACGAGATACCTTTTTTATTATCTGCTAACTCACCATCTATAAGACTTACAAGAGGCAAGATACTTAAGGCCACCGCGTCACCGTCTTCTATGCTAGGTGAAGACTCTATAAACCCATTGATAATACATTCATAGTCTGAAACATTACCGCTGGCGTCTTGATATGCTATAAACAGCTTACACCTGCGCCCCCTGAATATAGTTATCTCTGTGGATAAGATAGGCACGCTAGACCCTTGCAAGCTAATAGCGTGATATTGATACTCACTATCTCCCACGGCTCGCTGATCTACTGTAACCGTGCTAGATGTAAATGCACTAGCTCTAAATGTCTCACTCCCTATATGTACTAAGCTAGGGGTGGATAATGATGATAAGTCTTTATCTATATCTATTGTTTGAGGTAGCGCATCAAAATTAAGCACCTCCTCTAAATTACATTGCGTCACACTACTAGATCTTTTACCCACGCGCCCAAAGATAATACCTGGATCACTAGCTGAGCCATCTTTTAAAATAGATAACTCTATAGATAGAGGCGAGTAACTAGCTAAGCCTCCGCTAGGATCTATCGAGCTATTAAAAGATCCTACGCTTATAATTCCCTGCACATCTGTATATGCTATACCCGTGGCTATATTTGCATCTAAGTTAGTATTAGTGGGCGGGTTTATGCTGTGGTAGCGATATGGCAAGCCTGCCACTTGTAAGCAAAAGACGCGGCGGCCTAAATCATTAGTTATCATGCTTGTACCTCAGGCTCATAAATATCTAGTATCGTCACATGCCTAATTTTACAGTCTTCTGTATTAATATTGACAGCTACCACTTCCCCCCGCACATCATACCCCCCCGCAGTGAGGGGTAAATACAGTGGGCGCGGTGCATCAAAACTAGTACTAGTAGGAGCTGTGGGGGGTATGTTAATACCACTCTCTACTAGATGCACATATGTACTCACCCCCGCCCCTACTTCTGAGCTTTGTAACAATACTGAATTAGAGCTATCTAATCTTATACCGTAGTCTGCGGTGGCTACTTCTGTATATCCACTGCCACTATCATTAAGCGCCTTTACATCTATCTCTATTACAGGTGAGTATAAGTTACTAGACGGCTCTTGGTCACTTGTACCGCTTTCATATGCAATTATTACACATAGCCAGGTACTTAATGGAGTGCTTGCATAAAACAATTTGTGACTCTCAGTATAGCCCTTGTTAATGCCCCCTACACTAGATGATATTAGTACACCTGGATTAGGCACTGTACCAAAGTTTAAATAAGTACTTCTCATAATGGGGTAGTTAGCCATGCCTAAGAATTTAACATGCGTTAATTGTGATAAAGCCGCACACATACTAGATACTGATGAGCCTAAAAGCACCGCGCCATTATTACATGCTAGCTTGCTAGGCAGTGGATTATAAGAAGTTTGTATTAACATTAGACCCCCATGACAGTTAAGCCAATAATAAAGCCCCACGTATCACTAGAGGGCGTGGGATATCTCGCACTAGGTAAATTAGCTAAGCCTGCGAGTGTATTAAAATTATTATTAGTGTTATCTAGCATAGCAGTATAGTAAGATAAGTTAGTATCTCCCATGGTAGATAGTGCACTATAGTCTAGCTCTAGTGTGTATGTGTCCCATGTGGTAGTGCCGCCTGTGCCTGTGGCTAAATCTATATTGTTACCAAAGAAATCAAAGCTTTTAGCTACTGTAGATCTGATATATCTAAAGTGTAGCTCTAGCTTTCGAGTAGTTATATTATCCCACCCCCCGCTTATGAGCACTTGACTAATTAAACTATCAATATGACCCACGCTTAAAAAGACCTCAGGCGCGGCCCCATCTGCGGGATTAGTAAATATGGATGATGAGCTATTATAAACAGGAGACCATGCAAGATAAGATTTTAATCTTTGCCTTGTGAGCTCTATATTATCTATCACTTGATGTGCAAATCTAGACGTAAGGGCTTGATTGTGCCCAGTGCGTGTGGTGCCCTTGCCATAAAATATTGAGTCAGAATCATATTGATATAGTGATCCTGTGGACAGTGGAGAGTTTAAGGGCTTCCATCTCGCCATGATACTTTTAATTTCCACTTCTGAGCTACTAGCACTATCAGCTTGTACTTCACACGTAAGAGTAGCATAGTAAACTTGTGAAGTGCTAGGGCTGGGCATAGTGATAGTAAGATCATCATTAGCTATGCCGTTGCTAGAGTTAGGCAAGTTAATAGTTACGTTAGCCGTGCCCCCATCCACATCTAAAGTAAATCTTATATTAGATGCCAGCGGTGACGCTGTGCCATGTATTTTATAGTTAACTACTATCTCTAGTGTACTATGTTGTAAAGATGCTAAAGGAATGCGCCATTCACACATTTCAGTAAATGAGCCGCTATCTTGTATAAATGTAATATCACTATAAGATTGACTTATCACATTATGACAAGCACCCACTGCAAAGCTATAGTTATTAGCATTAGCGATTCTTTGTGGTGTTTGATATTCAATCTTACGCCCCGCTACTACAGATGATGGATCAGCAAGTAAAGTACTTGTATTATAACTATTACTCATAAGTGCGCTATCCTCATTCTCACAGGCACACGGCGGCGCAGATTAGAGGGATAAGATAAATCATAATCTTTAGTTAATAAACTCCCTCTAATTCTGCCCTCATATCCATTACGCGAGCTAGTGAATACTAAGTCATGGGCGGGCTGATCACTATTAGGATTAGTGCTTGTGTCTTCTGTTATGATAGTGCGCCTTGAATCTCCCCAGACTTGATAGAAATTTACGCGCTCACCCTCGCTAATAAAGTTAATAAATTTATTAGTAAAATGTCTATATAGATCTATCGTATCTAAGCGAGCATCTAAATCATACACTAGATTAGTATAGATATAAGTACCTACATAATTAGACGTATAACTACCGTCTATTTTACGCCTGGCTTGACTCACATTATCTACTGATAAGTGAGATGATTGATAAGGGCGCGTAGGTTTTAGCACGCCTGGGCATGGGTGAGTAGCTGTGATGACTGAGTATAAGTTAATTGTTTCTACAGTCTCAAAACCTGTGAAGCCCAAGCGGGCCTTGAATTCATCATTATTCCATGTGATATCTGGGACTACTACATATGAGCATTTAACGTGCCCATCATTATTTATAAACCATCTGATGTCTGTCCCTGAGTTAGCTAGTATGTCCTCAGCTTCTAAGCATTCTATACTATCATCTATATCACCGTTCCCCCGCGCTCTACATGCTACTATTAAATCCTGTGCGCCTCCTGCAAAATTCCATGTAAAAGTATTAGCACCCCCGCCCACTTCTTCTATAATATATGAGAAGCTTACAATCTCACCGCGTAGCCACTCATTGGGCGCGGTGGCCGCATAAGTTAAACGTGGGCTCCCTATTGTAGCGTTACCGCTATATAATACAAAGCTATCACCAATACCTAAAACATCTGTCACACTCGTTAGTGTAGATGATGTGTTAAACTTAATTTTAAAAGCATGACTGCTACTTACTTCTAATTTATCATTAGCATCTATACCGACATGCCACGCGGTGCCAAAGTTAGAAGATGCTAATAGCTGTGATGATAAATCTAAGCCACTTGACATGCCGCGCCCATTTAGAAAACTAATCATATCTTCAAAGATCTTATTAGTAAATAATGTAGCTTTGACTGTATTAGAGCGTGTATAAAAGTCACCGCTAAAAGCTGTAATATCTACTGCACTTAATAGCGCAAAATCTGGAGAGGGAGAGGGATTCATTAAGACCTCCTGCGGGGTGCACCGCGGCGCTGTGTGTTCATTGCTCTAGTTACTCTATCAGCTAGTGCCATCTCTGCGGCTTTACGTGTGTCATAAACTACGGCCCCACTAAAGTTAATATTAAAAACCATGCTACTATTAGTGGCATCTTCACGCTCAGGGGCGCTAGATGTTTGAGGACTACCCATAGGGGAGGACATAGCACCCCCGCCCCCGCCTACACTCGCACCGCCCCCGCCTCCCAATGCCGCCCCCGCTGTGCCCGCGGCTACAGCTGCCGCGGTGAATATACCCGCAGCTTTAAAGTGGGCTGCTGAGAGTGGCGCAGTGATGGGGTTAAGAGCTGTAGCCACCCCGCGTGCCGTCTCCATCAAGGCCTCTACCCCTGCCTGTTGAGCTAATGACATTAAGAGCTGGCCTGTAGCTTCCTTAAATGATTTACCCATCAATATACTATTAACTGCCACTTGCGCCATACCTTTGCCAAGATTACCAAAGAAGTCCTCTATTTTTTGCGCAGATTTAGCAGCTTCATTAGCTACTAAATTATTTCTCTCTACGCCATAGCGCCTAGTGAGCTCTGTTACTTGTAACTGATTATCTCTAGCTAGCTCAATTTGCTTCTCATACTTTAATCTAAGTAATTCATTCTCACGCTCAAAACTATTCTCTATTTGCTGTGCATTAAAGATGGCAGTATCATAACTAAAAGCTTGCGCTTGCTTAAATCTTTCTTGCTCAGCTTTTAATACTTCTTGAGCTTCCTTATCTCGTATGGCTTTAAGTGAAGCATTAAATTCTAAGATAGCTATCTTTTGTAAATTCTGATTATCTTTAGCTAGTTGTAATTGTGTAACATACCTATGGGTAGCTAAGTTAATTTGCTTCTGTGTGCTATCCTCTTCCGCTTCTAACTCTAACTGCTTAATGCGTGTTTGCTCAGCAAATAAACGCATAGCCGCGGCTTGATCCCTCTGTGCCTGTGCTTCTCTCTCACGCTGTGCTTTTAACTCATTCTCACGTCTTTTAGCTCGCTCTGCTTGCTCACGCTCAAAAGCTTTTAGTATTAAGTTTGCTTTCTTTCTTTCAGCATCCTCATTGGCTAGTGCTACTTGATCAATTCCTTTAATCTCATCTTCAATAGCTTTATGTTGAAGAGCTAACTTTTTTTGATCCTCTTCATTAGCTTTAGCTTTAATCTTAGCTAGTTGATTGATATTCTCTATTTCTATTTTACGCTTCTCTAAAGCTTCATTAGTTAAGTTATTCTCAGCTTCTTTTAATTGTAATGCTTTTAATATCTCTGCATTTTCTAAGATCTTAGCTTTTAAAAACTCTGCGCTTGTCTCCTCAATCTCTTTATATCTCTTAGCTTGCTCAGCTAAATCTTTAGAAACTTTTTTTTGTATTGGCTCTAGTTTTTTATATTGCTTTCTTACTTCCTCAGTGGCCTTGCGCTCAGCTTCTCTTGCTTTAGTTAATTCTAATATTTGTCCATAGCTTTTTTGTGTAACTTTTGCATTTTCAGCTTCCACCCTTTTAACTTCAAGCTGTGCCTCATGTTGCTTTCTAAAAGCTTGTGTTAGTTTTTCCTCTTGTAACTGTAGTTTCTCTTTAGCAAATTGTGAGCGCATTATACCTAAAGACAATTCTTCTAATTCTTTACCAAGAGGTAAAACGCCTTTTTCACTAAGTGCCTCTAATTTACTTTGTAGATCAGAAGCTGCCGCGGACATTGCGCTAGTATTCTCTTCTGCCTCTTGCGCTGCCCCGCTTATAAGTTTAAATGTTTCGTATAGCGTAAAGCCCGCAGTAACTACCATGCCTATGGGCCCTAGTAATGCTGTAAAGCCCTTGATGCCTGCGCCTGACATATTCCCTATGCCTGTCTTTAATTCTGCAAAGGAATCTACTACACCAAAGACAGACTCCCCTACATTCTCTAATCCCTCCCCTAGTTTCTCATTAGCTACCCCCATGTTAGCTGCTAATGCCTTGCCCGCTGTGCCTATAGAGCCTAGGCCCTCTTTAATATCCTGCGCCCCTTGTAGCTCTACATCTATTTCTATTGTGCCACCTTTAGCCATATTAAGACTCCTGTAAAGCTTGCGCATGTCTTCTATAATTCATTTGTTCATGATTATAGTCTAAAATTTCTATGCTTTCAACTATAGCGCATGTGGGATGGGGGTATAGTTCACTAAATGATAAAAGCTTGTTTTTTATTTTAGAGTAATTGCTTACTATCAAAGCTAGTCTATTCATGTTACTTATAGGGCATGATCTAATTTTAAGATCACTATAAGCTTCACCACTGTTAGGCGCTATTCTATAGCCTGGCATATATAAGCCGTGCTCATCCTCTAGAGCCTGAGGCAGGCCTTTTTTAAACGTGCCCCCACAATTACCCCGCAGGCGCCTAATGCTTGGGCTCTTTTTACACTGCTCACAATCCCAGCCCCTGCTATTACTAAACGGTATCCATATGGCAGAGGCGAGTGCTATTTTCCCACGTCACCTAGTAAGCTCACTCTTTGCAGATGTAGCACTATTTCAGTGATAGTGGTGATACGCATATGCTCTGGCCTAATAGAGTCTATCATGTCCATAGTAGCGGGCTCATCATTTATACTAATAAGTGACTCCCTCACATACTCTATATAAGACTTAGATATATAAGCTTCATAACTAGCTAAAGCTTCTCTCTCATCCTCTGTTAGTGCATGATGCCACCGCGCATGCGCCCGCGTGTCATTAGGAGACTCAGCCCACAGTAACTTCCCTAGCTCACTGCGAGTAAAGGCACCCGCTCTAATCTCTGCGCGTTCTCTATCCTGTGGCCCTAGGGGTTTTAATGTAAAGCGCGTAGCATCTTCACCTACATCTAATAGTGATAAGTCACCTGTATTAAAGTATTCCGCTTTACTTTCATCTGTAAAGTTAACCGCAGAATCACAAGTAACAACTATAGTAAAATGATCATTAGTAGACGTAGAGAAGTGAAGAGCCATATTAAATACCTAGTGCTAATCTAAAGGGTGAGTTAGCTGCGTTAACTTCAGATACATCACCTGCGTAACGTGCTTGTTTATATGTAAGTGTTTGTCTAACAATATCGTTGCCGCTTACATCATAGGCACTAGGGTCATTAGTAAGCATGGCAGCGGGTAACATAATAGCGCAACCCTGCCCATCTCCACTAGGTCCTGTACCTACTAACACTTGACGCAAGGTTTTATTGAAATAATCGTTAGCGATAGTAGTATTAACAGTGGATAGTGTAAGGCTTAACTCTACATCTACTCCGCTAATGTCCATGTTTGACATAGCTAGAATGCTCTCACTAGTGCCCAGTGGTGTTAATGTATTAGTCACTGTTAAACTAAAGTCTTCACAATCTAACTCAATACGCCCTAGCTTGTCACCTGTGGTAGCATTTACGCGAGATGAGGGGGCAGCGTCTGAGACTACCACATAGCTATTTCTAAAGAATGGGGGTGCACCTGTATTATAGAGTGGCTCAATAGGCCCCACTGCGCTACCATGATCATCTTGAATACAAGCAGACTGATAAGTAAAGTCACCCATCAAGCGCCCATTATCTAAGCTAATAGCTAAAGATTCAAGCACACAGCCATAGGCATAGCTTCTAAAGTTTACGCCATCCACTCTAAAAGTAAGTGAATTAGTATATGTGCCTGTAAATGTGCGGCTACCTAAGTAGTATGTTTGTGTACCTCTAATGGTGGGGGTACCTGTAAAGCCTGCGCTAAAAGCGGGGCTAACTGTAATGTCACTAGATGCGTCACTATCATCTGTGATAGCTGAGTACTCTACTTTACCGTTGAGAATGGTACTAATGAGTGTACCCACGTCACTAGCAGTAGGGCCGCCACTTGATACTGTAAAGCTGTTAACGTCTGTGATGGTTGCTACTGTCGCAGATGTTACGCCACTAGCTCTATTTAAAAAGCCACCATTTAAGAGGTAACCTAAATAGTTAGAGTCATAATCATTAGCCGCGGTGCCTATGGTGGTTAAGTCTACTCTTAACTGTACTTGACCCGTACGGCGGCGCACTCTATCACCACTTGAGTTATATACAGTGTCAGGCTCAGGTTGGTTAAAGTAATTACCATCTCTAGCATCATTGCGCTCACTAGCCACAGGCTCACCATAAATAAGAATGGGGTCCATCTCGCAAGGTATAGAAACATAACTAGCCGCAGGGATAGGTAAATTAGTAGTAGGTGATAGCGAGCCGAAAGTAGTTTCTTCAGCTACGCCTAATGTTCTATGTGTTACGCTCATTGTTTAACTCTCCAAATAAAGCAAATCAAAAGGAACTATAAGCAGGTGGCCTATAGTATCACCCACATTATCAGTAATTATCTCAGCACGTGACGTGCTAGGTATTACACTTATAATGCCCGTGGTGTTAAAATTATACTGTGGGCCTTTTATGGTGTCTATAATCTTACTAGCGTCTTCAGTCATAATGCGAATTTTAAAGCCCTCTTCCTTAGGTATTGCATACCTAATATGCACTTCTACAGTAACTCGCTTACGCCCACTAAGCCCGCTTGATCCATCATCTAGGGGCAACCCTAGCAGCTCTAGTGTAAATTGTCTTTGACCCTCAAACCTATCATTTAATGAAGTGGTCAAGCCGCTACCATCATTTATGCAGATAAAGCCATGGTGGGTATCTGTTTTGGGTAGGATGTCTTGAATCATATCCTTAATATAATCTAAAGATTCAAATATACCACGGCTCATATTTTGCGCCCCCTTAACTTCTGACTAATATCATATGCCACAGCATCTACTAAAATATTTATCTCGTCATCTGTCAAGCCTATGTATGGCCTCTCTTGATGCACATGATAACCATAATGGCGTACATGCTTAGTAAGGCCTATTCTAAATCTAGTTAAGCTAGCCTCTAGTACCACTAGATTATTCATAAGCTGCCCGCTAAGCACTAAGTCTACCTCTGCACTCTGAGTGCGCCCGCCTACATTTTGATTAGTCCTAGAGCGTTTACGTGAGTCATGCTTATATTGCTCATAGCCTCCCGCATAATATACGCTCTTACCTGTACGAGATACCCGCCCTCCTTTAGGTTTAAGGCGTGCCCCCTTGTAAGCTACATAAAGCGGCTTTCTAGAGTACTCTTTAAAAGTTCTACCCTCTGAGCTTATGCCGCTTGCTGTGCGTCTTTTGACAGTAGCTACAGTATTAAGAGCTATGCGCTTAGTGTCTTGCACTTCCCATACTGAGACGGGTAAATCTAGATTGATCTTAACACCCATGACTAGTGCCTCATGCCCCTAGCGGGGTTAAAGGTAGCATCATAAGTAGATTTATTATAAGTACGCCATGACGCTCTAAAGTCTGTACTCTTGCCGCCTGACTTTTCTAGATTAAGCTCACCCTCATCTAGTACCCCATCACCATCTAGATCTAAGTCTACAGTCCTAAGCGCCAGGTCTAGCAATTCCATGCAACGTGCCCGCATGGCGTCTGCGGCGTCAAGCTGTAAATTCATCTCATAGATACGTGCCGCTGTGCAGTATGCGTGGCATAGCTCAAAGTCAGTAGCGTTAAAGATTTCATCTTCTGTGACATCAGAATCTATAAGCCTATTTCTAAGCATTAAAGATAGCTCATCTAAAGCCGCTTTAATCTGTGGGCTAAAATCACTTTGACGCCTGGGCACTAAGTCAGCAAGTGAAGCAAATTTATTCACTAATGATTCATGATCTAAGCCAGTGTCAAAAGGTCGCGGGGTAACTTTAATTACACCCTTGTCTAGTTTGTTTTGTGTATTCTGTCCATAGTCTACTATGTAACTTATCTCATATTGATATGTCCCGCTTGCACTAGTAACATTACTAGATGATGCTGTCACATACCAAGTAGAAAACTCTAATGAGGCTGCACTAGATAAGTCTATCTCACGAGGGAGGGGCTCAGCTAATAAAGCTGTAGTGCCCACTATCCTTACTACTTTTACACTATACCAAGCGTCCCCATCTGTCTTTAAAAAGCATAGCTCTTGATCACGTTCTAGACTAGCACTACTAGCTATAGTGAGTGTACGCCTATCATTAGCTAATGCAGTTACGCTAATATCTGCGCGTGAGTGTGTAAGATTACTAGTGACTGTGCTAGACGCTTTAAAAGTTACGCTAGGCGTGCCGCTCACAGGGGCCGCGCTGTTCCATGTAAAAGTGTAGTCTTGACCTGTAACGGCTTTCTTCATTTTCTAGCCCCTTTATTAGCATCTGATATATTTTTAGTAGTAGCTTTGTCTAGCTGTGCTGCTTTCATAAAGCCCTCTGTCACAGGACTCCACGAATGCCTACAATTATAACCCCCGCCCGCAGTCTTTACGCTTAGGCCCTGCCTATTATTTAAGCGCCTCATCTGTGACTCACTCACCACTTTATCTACTAAAGGTAGGCAAAATTTACGAGTCAAGCTATCTATAGGCCCTGTATATAAATAGTATTTAATGCCCGCACTCTCAGCTACTGCCGCAGTCACACTGCGCCCATACATACTAAGCTTAGTATTGATCTCTGTTAGTTGTCTCCCCTGTGCTTTCTCCATCTTGAGAGATAGCGCAGAGATAGCAGAGCTAACGGGCACATCCACACTTATAGCTGTAAGTGCATCACGCACGCCCGCTGTGATGGTGGGTAAAATAACATCATCAAATACCCCCTCTACTGCGGCGGCTTGCATAATATCTAGCTCACTTTGTATAGTGTCCGTAATGCCTAAGCCTGGTTGTATCTTCCCCATGGTCTTATTAACAGACTGAGTAATTTTATCAGCTTGATTAATAAAGTCATCCACTGCTATACCCATGCCCCCTTTAAGAATAAAGTCTACTAACTGATCTCTATTTAGAGATAACAAGGTTAGTGGATTAGTGGCATCTATAGCAGTCTCTAAAGTTTTTAAAAAGCTACCCCTGGCACGTGCTAGAGATGCTTTCATTTTATTCTCAGCTTTGATAATCGTTTTTAATTCATTTATCTTAGCTTTTGTGATCTCAGCACGCGCCCCACTTTGCTTGGATAGCTGCGCCTGTAAGTCAGCTATTGCTTTCTTATCTGCGTCAACTTCACTTAATAATGTAGGGGTTGCACTGTCACACATGGGCACTCACTATGCTAAGCAGTCAGTTACGATATAGCCTAATGTGGAATCAATCGCTTTATACTGTTGTACTTCTTCAGCATATACATAGCGTCTAGTAGCGTCTAGTGAATCATATTGGCCCGCAACCATATTGCCAAAGTCAAAGTTAAGAGCAGCCACAGGCATACCTTTAACGTTACCGCTCTTTTGTACGATAGCATCTGAGCCCTTAAGGATACCACAGAAGATAGTCTCATCATTCCAAATCTGAGCTTCTGAGGATGTCGCGCCAGGTACAGCAGTCTCACGTCTAGCTTGACCCACGTATACATTAGGAATATTTAGAACGTCTCTAATGATTGCTTGAACTGCACTATCATTAAGCACTAAGCTACCACCTGCGGCAATGCCTACACCTGCGTCTGTGAAGTCACCCACCGATAAGTAAGATCTAAATTCAGGGTTACGCGCTAAAGCACGCGCTACACCACGGCCTAAGATAATAGTATCTGGGTTGATGCCATGGGCCGCCGCAAATACTAGATCCTTAAGCTTATCTAAGCCTGTGAGTGCATCTGTGCCCGCAGCGTCAACTTGACCACCCATCACATTAGCACATGAATCATTACTAAATGATGTTGTATCAAATAACAAATCTGCGGCACGCTTTTCTTTAGCTAGCATCATAGTGCGTCTTACTTTGCGCGCGATACGTTGCTCTTCACTGCCTGGATATTGACTATCAATAATATCTTCCATAGCGATACTATCTTGTGCAGAGTAGATTTTAGCTTTGAAAGTTAAAGATGTTCTATCAAATGAGCCAATGTTAGCACGGCCCGCACCTGGTGCGCGCTCTAAGTCTAACTCTGGTGATCCCATAAAGTTACGTGTGTTTTCTAGTAAGAATGTACCGCTACGCTCTGGGACTTTTACATTTTCGAATACTTGACCTGCGATAAGCTGGGAATCACTAGGGATTACTTCACTTACTAGGCTTGTTAAGATCTCGTCTACTGGATGGATATTACTATATGAACTTGCCATTTATCCTACTCCTATTATGCTAATGGTGTGCAAGGGCGTCTAAATTCTACAAGAATCTGATCATTAACCGCCGCGCTTGCTTGGTTTACGTTAGGGGTTACAAAGCAAGTAGGGAAAAACGTAGAGTCTGTAGCCTCTGCGGGTTGAACCTTACCACCTGCCATAGCAGAAAAACGAGGGATAGCGCTAAAGTCTGCGACCGCCTCACCTGCAATTACTTTAGTTTCACCACTTGTTACAACGTCCACAGCTTCGCCCGCAGATGCCGCACGCTGTGCTACACCAATACAAGCTACGTCTGTAGGTAAAGTAGTGGGGGCTACTTTGCCGTTACTATCAATACTTACTAGTGAGTACTCAGTAACAGCACTAGCACAAATAAAAGAATGTATTTGATTATTCATATATTAAACTCCATAAGCTTTGCGATAAGACATAGGATCTTGATCACGTACAATATTTAAAGCTTCACTAAATGTGATTTGTTTCTCAGTAGCTAAAGCTTTAATCTTCTCACTCAAAGTAGCTTTAGATATCTCTTGACCGCTTGCGCCATGGCCCACTTCTTGAAGTGGTACAGCTTGATTTGATGGACGTTCACTAAACATCTGCCAAAATGTAGGTTGTAGCTCTTTCATGTTAAAAGCATCTACAGCAAACTTACGCTCTGCTGGTGTGATTTTGCCCTCACTAAGAAGTTGATTGACTGCTTTGTCACACTTAATAGCATTATTCTCTTTAACTACAGTGTTAAGCTGTTCTTTAAGTGCTTGCACTTCATTAAGTAGAGCTACGTTAGATGTACTAAATGACTCAGACATTTTTTTAACTTTGTCTTCATCCTCTTCATCTTCCGCTTTCTTTTCACTATCATCATGCTCAGCCATCTTAGACTTTTCATCATCATAATGCTCTTTTAGCTCTTTATCTTTCTCATCTTCTGTCATGAGCTTAGATTCATTTTCAGACTTCATGTCTGCGAGTTGTGCTTCAAGCTCTTTAACTAAAGCATCTTTAGCTTCAAGCTTAGCCATTAACTCTTTAACTTGATCATCCATATTTAACTCCTCAGTTAAAGTGATCCTATCAATGGTATTATGGGATTGTGCGGGGCGTGGTGTAAGCGTGATAGCTAAAAGCTGAGCCTCACCTAACTTGCTGCCATCTCCCCTACTGAATATGTCACCATGGATATACTCAGGGCTTGACCACAGCACACCGCCCGCATTTTTAACGACCTCTAGCCCACGCTCATTATAAGCGGGTATAGCGTAAAGACCATCATCTTTAATCTCTAGATCTACTATCATGCCTAGTGCGTTGCCACTCTCAGGGGGCGCAGGTGTGCCACCTTGAAAAGGGCTAGTAGCATGCTGCCAGTCTATAATGACTGGTGACTCAGCTTTATGCTCATTAAACACCCGCACTAATTCTGTTAGTAAATCTTGATCTATGGGCTTGCCTACCTTGTCACCACTGAGTCTACTTGATACTTGACCTAGTGATAATGTCTTAAACGGCTTGCCTACTGTTAACCCCTCTGGCACATCATAAGATGAGCTATCACTTAAAAGGATAGCTTCACCATAGGCTCTAAGGGATTGCGTTTTATTATCTGCTGCATTCATTTGTTTAACCACTTTTCTAGCAAAAGAGAAGCCCGCATCACCGCCCCATCCATCCCATGCTTGACGCCCTTTACCGTAGTCATCCCAAGTGCTACCTTTTTTGTCCACTTCATGGCGTGTGAAATAAGCAAGCATTCTGCGTACTGTATTGGGTGAGAGCTCACGCCCGTTAGCAAGATCACGCGCACGCGCTAAGCCTACGGAAGTCATGCCCCGCTGTGATGGTGGCTTCTCTGCTCTTTTCTTTAGAGCTCTAGCCGCTGCGTCCTGTGCGCCCTTGGGTGGAGTAAAATTGATATGTGAATACTTTTGAGGTGTAGCTAGTGCCGTGGCCTCTGTTTTAGCGTCTGACTTCTGAGGATGCCCCTTAGGCAATAAATCTAAATCACCCGTATAAGCTTTCTTTCTTTCACCTGTAGCTACAAGCTTTAAGAATGCCTTAACGCGCCCTAGTGCCCACTGATCACGACTCGTTACATTAGGCCTATGGGATACACTATAAGCCCCCGCCCCACGTCTATACACAGCTTTTAACATGCCTAAGTCTACACGCTTTTTAGGTGACTTATATTTATCATTGTGCTTGTTACGTAAGTTAACTAAAGCTTTCTCTGTTTTATCAGATATGGAGATACTACCACGTGATCCACTAGCGCTGCCCTCTGGGTTTTTCTTACTGCCCTTGACTCTATCCTTAGGAGGTGCG